CTACGCCAATCAAGAAGGCTAACATTTTTTCAAATTCGGCCCTCTACGCCCTTTGGCAACACTCCGACGATATAATTGCCAAGCTAACATTGATATACGCCTACACGGGCCTCAGATTGAACGAATTACAGACTATGAAGCTTGATGATATCCATTTGAAAGAGCGTTATATGATTGGCGGCTCTAAAACGGAAGCCGGTAAAGACCGATGCATACCTATCGCGGAATGCATCTACCCGTTCGTCAAGGAACTATACCAGCAAGCCAAATTTAAGCGCGTAGAGTGCCTTTTAGATAAGGTGATACACAAGGATACCTTCAGACGAGAAATGCAGCGCATGTGCCAAACTCTTAGTTTAGGAGAGCACAAACCGCATGATACACGCCACACCTTCATATCGATGGCCAGCAATATCGGAATTGATGAAATTATAATCAAACGGATCGTTGGCCACTCAAGTAAGGATAATATTACGCAAGAGGTTTACACTCATAAAACTGTACAACAATACATTGATGCGGTTAACAGATTACCCCATGGTGAAGCCCTCCTAAAAGGTGAGCAACGGTTGAGCAACGCAGACAAAATGTAATGATTTTTGCCAATTTTGAAAAATAAAAAAGCCAGTAAACATAAGTGTTTACTGGCTTTCTACGTTTGCGTTCTTATTCAGAGGAGATAATTTAAAAGAGTTAGCTATCCACATAATTACTGTATTTCTTTAATTTTAGGTTGAGCAACGGTTAAGCAACCGTTACAAATTTTGCAGAGATTTAAAGGCTTAATCACCGTCTGATACGTTTTCTGTTACACGACTTAGAACGGATTCTTTTCCATACAAGCGTTCCATACCTTGACGTGTTACAAGCCACATTTTGCCGGACTTCTTAAACTCGCCTTCTTTAAATCCATTCTTTACACGGCCTCTACAATTCTGTTTCAATGCATCAGCTGTAACATTCCAACGTTCTGCCGCCTCTTGCGTTGTCATGATATCATCTAGTTCAAATTTCAATTTCTTCACCTTCTGACTAAGCGTTTAATTACTAATATCAAAACAATAATAGTTGCTATATTAATCAACCATTCTAAATATTGCATAA